TTCATTCTGGTGTAGGTATGAATAGCAACGCTTCAATAATATGGCAGGGCAACACATACGATAAGTTTCCAGTTATTGCTGAAGGGTTTGAATACACAGGCAAAGGAACACTGCCAAGACCTACTCTGACAGTCTCAAATATTCTTGGAACTATAACTGCATTGATGGCAACAGCAAACGCTACAACACCATTTAATGACTTACAAGGTGCAAAATTTATTAGACATAGAACAATGGCACAATTTTTAGATGCTGCAAACTTTCCTTCAAATCAAAATCCATTTGGCACACCATCAAGCACAACAGAATTACCTCAGGAGATATATTTTATAGATAGAAAAGTTTTAGAGAATAGAGAAATAGTACAGTTTGAGTTGGCAAGTGTTCTTGATTTAAATAATATTCGTTGCCCTAAATTACAAGTGACAAGAAAAGATTTTCCCTCTGTTGGTACTTTTGTAAACGCATGAACTGGAAAGAGCAAGCTGCTATACACGCTGATAAACAAGCTCCAAAAGAGTCTTGTGGTTTGTTGGCTATTATCAAAGGCAAAAAAACTTATTGGCCTTGTGAAAACCTTTCAGAGTCACCAGATGAATTTTTTGTTATAGATCCAGACAATTGGGCAGATTGTGAAGATGAAGGAGAACTTATTGGCATAATTCATTCTCATGCTTATGGGTCTGCCTTACCATCTGAAGCCGATAAAGCATCTTGTGAGCATCTTGGTTTACCTTTTTATATTTATAGTGTTGAGCAAAAAAACTGGGTAGATTTTGAGCCATCTGGTTATACATCTGGTTTATATGGTCGCACATGGATTTGGGGCAAGCATGATTGTTGGAGTTTAATTACAGATTATTTTTTAAATAAAAAACAAATAAATTTAAAATTTTGGGAAAGACCGAAAAGTATTAAAACTTTCTGCGAAAATCCATATTTTGAAAAAGTTTTAACTGAATCTGGATTCAAAGAAGTTTCCAAAGATAATATTATTAATGATGATGTTTTACTTATGCAAGGCCCAGATGAAAAATTAAATCATGTTGCCTTATATATTGGCGATCAAACAATATTGCATCACAACATAAGACAGTTGAGTTGCAGAGAGTTATATGATTTAAGATATATAGAGGCCACAAAAAAAGTTTATAGATATGAATCTTAAAAAAATAAAAGTTTATGGCAGATTAAGAAAGTTTCTTGGACAGTCATATTTTGAAGCGGCTGTTTCAAGTCCAAAACAGGCATTTCATTTTTTGATTGCAAATTTTCCAGAGGTTGAAAATCACATGATGAATCAAATATATAAAATAAAAATGGGTGGTATGGATATTACAGAGGATTTATTAGGTTTACAAAGCGATGAAGATATACAAATTATTCCTATTGCTATTGGTGCTAAAGGAGCAGTTATAGGAGGTTTATTTTTAGGAGGTGGGGCAGTGGCAGCAGCATCATCTGTTGCTTTTATAAGTGGAACAGTGGCAACTGCTTTAACAGCTATTGGAACTTCTATGCTTGTAAACGAAGCAACACAACTTCTAATGCCACAACCAGAGATTCCAACTGGTGTTATGGCTGATAGCTTTTCACAGAATGATCCTACATTTCAATCTTTTGGTTTTGGGTCGATTCAAAACGTATCAAGGGCTGGTATTCCAATTCCAATAATATATGGAGAAGTTTTTACAGGTTCAGTTGTAATCAGTTCTGGTATTGATACTGTACAGAAAGAGGGGACAACTTAATGGTTTTTCCAATAGAGCCGTTTGCTAGGATTTTATTTCCTGAAAATTTCCCAGACCTTCCTAATGATGCTCTTCAATCTGTTCAATTTCAAACGCTAATTGAGTTGCTAGGGAGCGGAGAACTGGAGGGCTTTCCAAGTGCTACAGGTAGCAAAGGCTCAACGGAATACAACACATCAGCATTAAAAGATGTATTCCTTAACGGAACTCAGGTTTTACAACAAGCGGCTGGCACAAGTCCAAGTGATGAAGATTTTAATTTTCGTAATATCACTTTTGAGCCTAGATTTGGAACTTCAGATCAAACAGCTATCGCTGGAATATCTGAAACAGAATCAGAAACTAGCGTAGGTGTAAATGTAACACAATCAACACCAGTTTCTAGGCAGATAACAGATACAAATATTGATGCTGTAAGAGTTACTATTGGTTTTCCTACACTGCAAAAGTTTGAAGATAATGGAGATATTAATGGTGCTGAAGTAGCTCTTACAATACAAACAATAGAAAATGATGGCACAACTACAACTGTTATAACTGACACTGTAAAAGGAAGAACTGCAAGTACATATTTTAGGGATTATAAAATTAATTTACCATCTGGCACTAGCTTTCCTGTCACTATCAGAGTAAATAGAACCACAGCAGACAGTACAGAAACAACGCTGCAAGATAGTTTTCAATGGTCATCTTTTACAGAAATTATTAACGAATCAAGAGCTTATGCAAATTTTGCTCATGTAGCTTTACGTTTTGACGCTGCAACTTTTCCAAACCAGCCTCAAAGAATGTATAGGATCAGAGGAACAAAAATAAAAATACCTCATAATGGAACTGTCAGGGCTGATGGATCTATAAGTTATAGCGGTACATTTAACGGCACTTTTAAAACAGATAAAGAATATTCTAATGATCCAGCTTGGATTCTGTATGACTTGCTTACAACTTCAAAAGGCTTTGGAGATCATATTGCAGAATCATCATTAGATGTTTTTAGCTTTTTCTCTGCTAGTCAATACGCAAGTGAGCAAGTAGATGATGGGGCTGGCGGTACTGAGGCTCGATTCTCTTGTAATGTAGTTCTTAATTCTCAAAGGGCTGCATACGACACTATAAATAATCTTGCCTCTGTCATGCGGGCGATGCCATTTTATTCAGCAGGGGCAGTAAACATAAGTTGTGATAAACCGACAGATGCAAGCTATATCTACAATTTAAGTAATGTTTCTGAGGCTGGTTTTTCTTATTCAAGTGCAAGTAAAGATACAAAATACACTGTTGTAAATGTTTCTTACTTTGATAATGAGACTCAAGACGTTGATTATGAGACTGTGGAAGATACAGCTTTGCAAGCAAAATATGGCATAGTAACAAAAAACTTAAGTGGCTTTGCCTGTACATCAAGAGGCCAAGCTGCAAGACTTGGACGCTGGTTTTTATATACCCAAAACAACGAAGCTGAGACAGTTACATTTACAGCATCATTAGAAAGCGGAACTATAGTCAGAGTCGGAACTGTGATTAATATTGCAGATCCTATGAGGGCAGGGGTTAGAAGGGGTGGAAGGATTAAAACAGGAGTTTCTACTACACAAATTATTGTTGACGATCAAAATAACACAGATTTGGCAACATCAGGATCAGCAACTTTATCTGTTATTTTATCAGACGGCACATTAGAAACTAAAACAATTAGTGACATTACAGGCGCAACTATTACTGTAGATTCTGCATTTAGTTCAGTGCCACAATCGAACAGTGTTTGGGTTATAGAAAATACATCTGTTGAACTTCAAACATTTAGAGTTGTATCTGTTACAGAGCAAGAATTACTAAATTACCAAATTGTTGCTGTCGTACATGATCCTAATAAATATGCTTTTGTAGAAGATGGCACAGCATTGCCAGCAAGAACAATTACAACTCTAACTGCACTGAAAGATGCACCAAGTAGCTTACAGGGAACAGAGCAGATTGTGGTATTAAATAACAGGGCTGTAAGTAAATTATTTATTCAATGGCAACCTGTCAGCGGTGTTACAGAATACATGATTCAATATAGATTTCAAAATGAAAACTTTATATCAGAACGTATTACAAGATCAGATTTTACAATCTTTGAAACTTTAAACGGAACTTATGAAGTCAGAGTTTTTAGTTATAACGCATTAAGAAAGCCAAGCACAAACCCAGCGACAACAACATTTACAACTGTTGGTAAAACAGCTTTACCAGCAGATGTACAGAATGTACAAATAGAACCTTTATCAGATCAGTTTGTACGACTACGATTTGATAAATCAACAGATGTTGACGTTATTCATGGTGGAAACGTGGTTATAAGAAGTTCAAACCTTACAACAGGTGCAACTTTTACAAATGCAGTGGACGTTTTGCCTCAACTTTCTGGAAATATCAGTGAGTCAATCGTGCCAAATATTGTGAATGGTACTTATCTTTTAAAATTTCGTGATGATGGCGGAAGGCTTAGTTCTGGCACAGCAACAATTACAAATATAAATACACAACCTGATGTATTTCCCAAATTAACAGTTTTAACAGATAGAGAAGATTTAGACAGCCCACCTTTTCAAGGAACAAAAGTAGATTGTTTTTTTTCTGATGAAGTTAATGGTTTAGTTCTTGGATCTCTTGAATTATTAGATGGGGTAACAGATTTTGATGCAATAGCAGATTTTGATTTTTTAGGGGCTGTTGATATTACAGGAGGTTCATATAGTTTCGCTAATACTTTAGATTTAGGAGGGAAGCAACCATTAAGGCTTAGAAGACATTTTGTTACACAAGGTTTTTATCCAAATGATTTAATTGATAAAAGAACAGCAAATATTGATACTTGGACAGATTTTGATGGAACTTCTGTTGCTGTAGATGTGGGAGCAAAATTATTAGTTGCAACAACTGATTCTGACCCTGATTTGTCAGTTTCAGCCACTTATGCAATATCAGGAACAACGATTACAATCACAAAGTCCTCGCATGGATATAGCGTTGGTGGTTTTGTTACTGTTGACTTTACTTCTGGAACAGGTGTTGATGGCGATTATGAAATACAAACTGTGCCTGATGCAAACACATTTACACTGACTTCTGCAACTTCTTTAACTACAAGCGGAAACTGTACATATTCAGCAGAGTTTTCACAATTTAACCCATTTGTTAATGGAACGTATATTGCAAGAGGTTTTAAATTTAGATGCGATATGGATTCTGACGACCCTGCCCAAAGTATTGAGATTGACCAGCTAGGTTATACGGCAGAATTAGAAAGCAGAACTGAAACAAGTCTTGGTAATGCAGGGGCATCTGCTGGTGGATTTATTGCTTCTGGAGCGTCAACAAAATCTGTTACATTCACAAATTCATTCTTCACAGGGCAGTCAGGCACTAGTATTGCAGCAAATTCCGTTTTGCCTTCAATAGGAATAACAATAGAAAATCAATCATCAGGAGATTTCTTTGTTTTATCGAATATTTCTGCAACAGGTTTTGATATAGATATAAAAAATGGATCTAGCAATGTAAATAGAAACTTTAAATATGCAGCAACAGGATTCGGTAGAGGAAGTTGAAATTAAATCCTACTGCGGTGTTTTATGTATTTTAAAACAAGCAATTTTACTGTTGGCCAACAGAAGTGTTTTAAGTTAATAACTAACCATAATACTGTGGTTGGACTACTGCTATGTTTAAGCGCAATAGAAACAAAAAATACTGCCGTAGGCCTATTGCTGTATTCCAATAAACTCGCAACATAAAACACTGCAATTGGTCACCAGTTGTGTTGTTATGCACTGACTTCTCAAAATACTGGTGTAGGACTACAGTTGTGTTTTGGTGTATCTATTAACAAAAATACTGCGGTGGGCTACTGGTGTGTCTTAATACAAGAGATAACTAAAATACTGCTGTCGGTTTAAGACGTGGTAGTTAATAGTGGTTTAGGATATACTTAGAGAAAATTTTGGATTAGGAAATGGCACAACACGATTATGTAATAGATAACTCCACTGGAGCAAACGTGAGGGCTGATATAAATAATGCTTTATTAGCAATTTCAAGTAATAATTCTGGATCGTCTGCACCAAGTACAAACTACGCAAGTCAATTTTTTGCTAATACAACATCAAGTATTATGCAGCTAAGAAATACTGCCAATAATGCTCATATAAATTTATTTAGTCTTGCTGGTGGTCCAGCGTTTGCTGTAGATGGAACAATAAATTCAGTAAATATAGGTAAAGGAGCAAACTCTGTTGCTGGTAACACAGTTCTTGGAGAAAGTGCTTTAGATGCTTCTGTATCTGGTGGTAGCAACACAGCTATTGGTAAAGAAGCATTAACAGCTTTAACTTCTGGTGCTTCTAACGTGGCCGTTGGTGCTAATGCCCTAGATGCTAACGTAACAGGTAACAGTAATACTGCTTTAGGTAAAGACGCATTAGGAGCTAATACAACATCAAGTAACACTGCCGTAGGTGCTGAGGCTTTGAAGGTTAATACTTCTGGAGGAGATAATGTAGCGGTTGGATCAAATGCTTTAGACGCGAACACAACAGCAAGTTTTAATACTGCCGTAGGTGAAGGTTCTTTGGGTGCTAACACTACTGGAGCTGTTAATACTGCTTTAGGTAGAAGAGCCTTAAATCTAAATACTACGGGAGCATCTAATACTGCTGTAGGTGCTAGTGCACTTTTAAATCAAACCACAGGAAGTTCTAACACAGCCTGTGGTGAAAGTTCATTACAACAAAACACGACAGCATCAAATAACACTGCTGTAGGTTATGAGTCTTTAAAAGCAAACACAACTGGAACTCAGAACGTAGCCGTAGGTGCTTTGGCTTTAGATGCCAATACTACGGCACAAGAGAACACTGCTGTAGGTTATGAGGCTCTTACTACAACTACTACAGGAGGCACTAACACTGGTATAGGAAAACAATCATTAAGACTACTTACGACTGGAAGTGGAAATACTGGTTTAGGTCTTCATGGTGGTCATGATGTAACAACTGGAAGTAATAATATGTTATTAGGACAAGACGCAGGAAGATCAAATAGCCCATCAGGTTCAATAACAACAGCAAGTAATACTGTTTGTATAGGTAATTCAAGTATTTCTGCTGCACATATTCAAGTAGCTTTTCAAACTGGATCTGATAAAAGAGATAAAACAGATATAACTGATTTTAATTTTGGTTTAGATTGGGTAAATAAAATGAGGCCAGTTACATATCGTTGGGATAACAGAGATTGGTATGATAATGGAACACCTGATGGCTCTAAAAAAGCACCACAACTTGAATTAGGTTTAATTGCACAAGAAGAATTAGAAATAGAAAAAGAATTTGGTTTTGGTGAAACAAAAGAAGATATGTTAATTTCATCGATAAATTCAAATGGCTCGTACACTATGAAATATGACAGAATTGTACCTGTTTTAATAAATGCAATAAAAGAGTTATCAGCAAAAGTCACAGCCCTCGAAGCAGGGTAAACTACAGGTAACTTAATTTTTAATTATGGAAGAAAGAACCGCAGATGAAATCGCAGCAATCTTTTCTGCTGCTGGTGATAGCGTAACTGTCATCAACACCGCCAAAACATCAGATGAAACTGACGATGAATACAAAGACAAGATCAAGCGTAATGTAGAACATCTTGAAATTATCAAAGGTTATAAAAAACTTGATGGAACGACTTCTATCTGGACATCTGAATCATTTACAGATATAGATAAAACAATTACTGACGGTAAAAAACTTTACTAATTTATGAATTTACAGGAAAAACTTACACAATTAGCTGTTGAAAGAGAACAGTTAGTTGTTGCTTTGCATGAGACAACAGGTGCAATGAAGATACTACAACAGCAGATAGATGAGCAGAATAAAGAGGA